CCATCCGATCTCCTATCGCGTCAATCCCGCGCCGCGCTGCTATCGGATCATCCTTTGCCAACGCCAAAATGTCTCGGACTGCCCGCCCAAATCTGCGATAGGCTGCGCTCACCGCGCCCTTCTCTCTCGGGTCTGGGTTCCCAGGAGTAAGCTTCATGTAATCTCGGAGAATCCCATCCATGAGAGCCTGAAAAGTTTCTTTGCGTTTTGGGATCGAAGGTTCTGCTTCTAAGAGCTTGAGTTCGCCCGCGCTTGCTAGTAGATTGGGGCAAAATGGGCAGGAGGCTAATTCGTGGACCACCAGGACGGCTTCGCCATGCAAGGTGCAACATTTCATTTCTTTTTTCCTTCTATTAATTCCGGGGCAAACGCTTTATGCTTGATAGCCTCTAAGCGCTGAACTTCAGAGCAGTCTTTAGGGATGGCTTAATTACTTTCTACAATCAAGCCGGGGCCGACAGGTTATACCCGTTTTATCTCGTCGGGAGTTCCCCAAGAACTACTGCCTGGAAATCTCGTAGGGCCAGGTCCCAGATTGGAGCTATTATCTAACGTATGCGTCTGGGCGACTTCCAAGCGCCCAAAAAGAAATGCCCGGCTCCTCGTTCGCCATTAGAATTGGAACCGGGACTTTTCTGCGCCAGAGGCGCATATCTATTTTTGTTCATGGCAAACGATGTCAACATTAAAGCACAAAGAGCATTTTCATGTCAAGAAAAATTTTATTGGATCAATCCCTTCCGATACAACTCCTCGGATTTTTTAAATTGCTTGTGAATCTCGCGCAGAGCTATGATCGCCACGGACTCGGCCGGAGAAAAATTATCTCCGTCGATCCGCAGCTTCGCCAGCGTCGCAAGATTTGGAGTCGCTTTCACCTGGACTTTTCCGTGAAGCGCATCTTCGATTTCGATAACCACTTTTGGCATGAATCCTCCTAGGCTAATTTTTCAAAACATGAATCGCAAACACTTGTTCCGGAAACGCAGAACGGACGCTCGCAAACAAATTTTATCCGGCATTGAACGCAAAGATGAGAGTGTCGCTGCATCCTGATTTGAGTTTCCCATTGTCTTGTTCTATGGTAACTCAAGACCTGCTCGCTCGGAGCTGGAGTTGGGGCATCCTTTGTGATAATATCCATCAGGCACTTTAATGAAAGGACCCTTAAAAGCTACCTTAAATGCCATCTGACGATCCGGCTGAATTTTGATCTTTTTGGCCGCATCCATGCAGGGTCCACAGACCAAATAGTTGTCAAAGGTCCTAGGTTGTTTCTTCCCCTTATTTTCCCAATACGCTTGCTTGTCAAAAGGCATTAAGCCCCTGGCGCTTGCTCGGGCTCCACGGCCGCTGGAGGCTCGTCCCAGGTTGTAGTAGGAACCAGGTCCAGCGCATTGTCGATTCCATTCCGGTAATCTCTGCTCGTCTCGTCCGCTGCAATCGCACTCTGGATTTCAACCGATAGAGGAAGGAGTTTCCCGAGCTGGATAAGGACGGTCTTTAGACACATAGGTTCTTCGCTGGTTCGCCAAGGACTTTTTTCGTAGAACTCTCCTTTCTTTTTATCAAAGGTTTTCGAGTGCTTCCGGCCGTGATCCAAACAGTCCTCTCGGCTCATGTACATAAACGGCTTACCGCCGTTCGCTAGATGGGCCACGACATAATATCCGGTGACGGCCCCGCGGTCCTTAATGGCCGGGATGTGCCGAAGCTTCGGATCGGTCCCATATTCATAGGTGAAATCATCGCCAACGTAGACGACTCCCCAGGAGAGCTGAACCGCCTTTTCATGGCGATAGAATAAGGCTGCAAGTCCCTTATAACCAAGGATAAACTGAGCCTCTTTGACGCTATGCCAAGAGCCGTCAGCCTTCTTGCGTGAATTATTGAATGGCAGGATATAGGCTTGTCCAGCGACGGGCTCTATCCCGATCTGCGCGGCCGTGAATAAGGCCCCGAGGAAAGATTCCTGGGTACAATTCGCCAGCTCCGGGGTCGTCCGGATGCAAGTCAGCGCGATCCGAACCAGGCGCTCCGGCCTCATGTGCTCAGGCAGCGCCCGAGCCAGCTCCTTTACCGAGCTCTCAATCAATTCCCTCAAGCCCTTCGGCTGCTCCGTCTTCGCCAACTGCTTCCCAACTTCCGCGGTCGTCGCCATTTTATTTCTCCTTGCTTTTGATTCCAGACACTCTCAGGACACGGCTCTCTATCGTCTTGCTATATTTTTCCGAGACATCGGGCAGCTCCTCTTTGAGCCTCTTTGTATCGACGCGCTTCTGGATTTGATTCTTCCAGGTCACACGATACTTTTCCGTCAGCCCCACAGCGTTGTCCCCAAGCATGGCCTTCAGCTCATTCTCTGATCGGTCGATATTGCCTTCCAGGACCCTAAGATCGGCCTTATAAGCGTCAAGGTTTTCAAGGATGATATTGGCTTGATCCGTCAACTCGATTGGAGCTGATTCATCGCCAACAGGGAATAGGCCGTAAAGAGTTTCAGCGTCGTTCTTCGTGATCTGAGATGGCATCTCTTTGGTCTCAACAAAGTTTTTCCAGAAATGCACCGCTTTACGAAGCATATCCTGAATAACTTTATCGTCGCGTTGAATTGATCGCCAGCGGAAATCTTGTCCCCCAATCAGAACACCTAGGTAGCCAACGCTCTTTCCAGAAACAGCGAGGTAGTGGAGCACCTGAAGAATATATTCAACTGGCAATTCCTCGCCATCAAACTCCTTGGCCCGCCATGCTGAACAAGTCTTGGCCTCGAAGATTGCGTCCTCGCCGACAACCCGCCTGTCGATATTTGCACCAATGAACGGGTAGTTCGGATGGAACAATGTTTCGTTTACGCGATAAACCTTCTTGCCTGTGCGCTTCGTGAATAATCGGCAAACAACGTCTTCCAGCTCGTTTCCTAACTCGACGGCTTGGCTATCGCTGAGATCGTCAGCGGGTATTTGTTTTGTTTTTTGTGCCCAAATTTTTAAGGGGCTCATCCAGCGAGACAGTCCAAGAACCCCCGCAATATCAGAACCCCCAATGTAGTTTACGCGATCGTCGCGTTGCGTTTCAGTTATTGCCACGAATCCTCCTAAAATAGTGCTTCATATTATCCTGTCGGCTACACCATTCTAAATTAGTCGCCAAATTATTCCCCTTATTCAAATCAAGGTGATTAACGTCATGTCCAGTTCCACGGCAGAATGTGGCGGCGACTAGACGATGGACATAAAATTTATGTCCGAACCCATCCTTCCAGAGATTGACCTTAAAGTAATCCCCTTTCTCTCTATGTAATGACATCATTCGCCCGTAGGCAACGCGCAATACACGAGGACCGCGCACAAGTCGGGACACTGAGCGTATTCGGCCAAGATCGCTCACTTCATACAAACCTTTATACCCGACCACTGGCCTCCAGATTTCTTTCATACTGGACGCTCGTAAGGGAAATCAGGAAATACTTTTAGGATTGCTCCCATCTTTTCTCCTTCTGGCATCTTGCCGTATTTAAACCACCTGACAGTTACATTGTAATCAACGAAAGGCAATGTTGATTTCTTCAGCTCCAGCGTAAACTTAGAAACCGTGAGCTTTTTTTGTTTCAGCCAATTTTCCCTAACATCGGCTAATTTTGCGTCGATTACGTTCCTATTTTTTTTGCCCATTTAATCCTCCGGTACTGTATAGAGTGCCACAGTTTTTAGAAATAGTCAAGCGACAGCTCACGAGCAAAAGGATCGTTGCATACCATCCAATCCCAAGGCAAATCGCGGCCGCCAGGAGGAGCCTGACATACAGCCTATTTTTCCAATTCATCGGATAATTCCTTTTCATCCTGAGCGAGCTCCTCAATCTTTGCCCAGACTGATTCATTGAAAATTTCATCATCAGCAAGGCGGTTCTCAACATCCTCGGGCAAGTGCGTTCCGTCAGCCTTCAGAATCTCTATATCCTCCAAGTACCCGCCTTCAGGTGGAGCGCCGGAACCATCTTTGTAGTATCGAACCCCAGGCCAATACGGGATAACATTCCCCGACACAGTGAGATCGACAAGCTTTCCTTCGATCTTCCACTTAATCCCGACCTCAACCCTAGACATGGCCTGTTTGCCTCGCATCGATAGCGTTGATTTCTTCCTGGAGATTTGCGATCTCATTGTCCTGATCGAGCTCTATTTTTTCCAGAACTTCAATCCGCTTCTCCGCTGCACACAGCGGGCAATTATAGCTTTCGTGCAACACGAAAACGTCCTTTGCATGGTGTTCGCATACGTTCATTTTGTTTCTCCTTTCATCCCACTTTCTTTTTTGGGTTCCTGCGCCAGCTTCAAATAGTGGTAGCTGATATGTTCGTACACTTTTTCAAGAGTAGGATACGCCCACCATCCTTTTGTAGTTTTGACGAGCCACCCATTTGTAATGGTCCTGATTTTGACTTCCTGAAGGTCAATTTCGCTTTGTTTTTCTGGGGTCATATTCGTCGTCGGCTGAGTCATTTCATTTTTCCTTCGGCAAGAATTATGGTTTGCGACCATGCCGTTATAATTCGCTTCTTCCCGCAAGCGCATGGCTCAGTAATGCGGGTTAAGTCTCCATGTTTAGAATAGGTCGTGTCAGAACACCGCCAGTAATGTCTATGCTTTGCCATGCTATTTCCCCCTCTTGGCCTTTTCGATGAGGGCTAGTGTACGCCAACATTCGGCCCATGCCCGCCTGTGAATATGCTCGTACTTAGCCAGCGCTTGATTGTGGATGCGCCAGTATTCGGACCACGCAGGATCATCGATGAGTTTATATTTAGCCCACACCTCATCTCTTGTCGGCAGTTTTTTATTTTTCATTTTCCGTTAGGCTCTTGACCTAATCCCCAATTTGTGACCTCCGGCCTCATCATGGCATCATAAACCCTTGACCAAAGCATTTTGCCCTCATACAGCCCAGAGAGAGAGCGCCCGTCCTTGAGATGAATCCAGAGCAACATTATCCCTCCTCCGGCCACAATCGCTTGAATGGATGCAACTCGCATCGATGAAACGCTGCGTTTCTGTCGAATCTTACTGGCCGCTCGCACGCTTTCCATTCTGGGAAGACTTCTACGACAGCATCGCATCCGGCGTATCGTTGAGTCATTTAACCTCCAATTTTTGTTTTCTAATCATAGAAGACCGTGCTCCATAAAACTATAAAAAGTTTCTCCTCCAAGGATTATGTGATCTGAAACAGGAATCCCTAAGAGCTTTCCGGCTTCAATCATCCGGCGCGTTGTCTCTTTATCTTCCGGGCTTGGGGTCGGATCGAATGATGGATGATTATGCGCGATGATTATTGTCGCTGCGCTCAAGAGAATCGCTGGCTGGAATACCTCTCTCGGATGAACCAAAGAGGCCGTAAGAGTCCCAACGCTTATTGTGCTTAGGCCAACAACTTTTTGCCTGGAATTGAGCAGGGCAACAACGAAGTGCTCCTTGGTCGGGCTGCCAAGATACTCTTTTAAAACTGCCGCGATTTTAGCCGGGTTATCACATTCATCAGAAAGCACAGACACGGCGCGATCCTTGACGAGCTGGATTTCATAAGACTGGACGCTCGTCCTTTCGTTTCCGTCATTTTGGATTCTCATTTCCTTGCCACCTCCATTACAGTATAGCAGGACATCACCGATTTGTCAAGACCCATTTTTGCCTTTGGCCTGGTCAATAGGCGCTGTGCCGCGATTCGCTCGCGGCCCTTATCGGTTTTGTATTCCATCTAAGACCTCCTCTGCCTTTCTAAGCGTCTCTCCTGGGATCAGCGAGAATCTCCCGATCTTACCGTCAGGATCGACCCTGAATGTCCCGGCCTTTCGGAAGCTCGCCCCAGAAGGCTCGACAATCCATCCGGAAGAAACTCCTGGCTGAGACGTTATGAATACACTCCCGGTGATTGCTCCGTCAGCGTTCTCCCGGCCAATCTCCCAGAACCCCTCCCGGCCGTCCTTGAGCTTGAATCCGTTAGATGGCCCTCCGGCCGACCGCGGACTCAAGAGCTCTTTAAGCCTATCCAGCGTGTCTCCAGCAGCCTTCGTGCATGAGTAGCCCATGTTAGCGGACCTCCTTTTTTTCTTCGACTTCCCACTCGGCATCATTGTATCCAGGCAAGGACCGGATCGCGTCGTTTTCAAGTGCTTGCAGGATCGCGTATGCCTCGGATTTTCCCCATCCGTCATGTTCGCAGGACTGATACCTCAAGCAAGCTATCGCTTTAAGAACTGCAATCGGATTGATTTGCCCTTTCCAGGGACGAGAGTGAGTGTAGATGTACGTCTCGCCGATTGGCCCAGGAGTTCGATCTGGCCGCTTAATGGTATCCGGATATCTTGCGTGGATACTTTCGAGATTCTCTCCCCACAAGACTTGTCCAATCCTTGAGAAATCATCTCTGTCTTCCACATAATGACGCGCTCCACTCCAATACCATGAGAATTTTTCCTTCCCAATCCCTTGTATGAATTGAAATCGCTCTGCCGCGGACACAAGGAACCGAATATGATCCCTTCCGACCATAAAGGCGCTCATGCTTTCACCCCCTGGGCCTGGGCCAGCGTCAGCTTATTCTTGGCTAGGACATGAGCGATCAGGTTGGCCTTGAGAGGCTCGGCAAGCTTCAGCGCCTCAGCAAGTCCTTTCGGCGACTGCCTCTTGACCTGAAGGACGACTTGTTTAGTCCCGGAGAAGGCTGTGGTGCACCTGCTCTTTACAACCTTTCCGCCATAAGTCTCATGGGTTATCTCAACGGGGGTCACGCTCAGGTAGTAGGCCCGAGGTTCCCCGTTCCCGGTGAAGAAGTTCATCCCCCCAGGTTATAATACACCTCCACCGACAGGAACTTGTTGGGTCCCGTTGTCGGCAGAAGCTCCTCGTGTTTATTTTGCATGGTTAATTGCCTCCTGTGCGATTTTCGAGTCCGCAGTCCCATCGAACCCGTACTGCTCGGCCATCGCTTTGAACTCCGCGAAGGTGAGCTTCCTTAAGTGCTCCGCATACGCCGACCCCATCTCATGCTCGAAGCCCCATGCCTCGATAAGCGGCGTTGCCGTGTGAGCGTTTCCGATGAGGATTCCAGGGAAAGCTCCGCTGAACACGAAGTCTCCCTTCTGGAACCCGAGCGCCTTGGCTGTCTTCATTTTCCTACCTCCTTTCTCCCTGCAATACAGTATAGCGGAACATACTGATTTTGTCAAGGGGTCTACGCGAATTTCTTTTTCGCATCGTATTTCTCGATGGCTGCTTTCACGGAAGCGTCCAAGTCTGCTCCGCTCTGGACTGCCTCTCTAGCCTCGCGGAATAACTTTTGGATATTCAGAATCATAATCTGGGTTCCCTGAGCTTGCCTGTAGTACGACTCCTCTATCCTCTCATCCAACTTACGCTGTTCTTGCTTCGTCATGTGACCTCCTTCCGGCCGCTATTCTGTTGCCCCATCGCTTCATCCTTAAAATGTATCTCCGACCCCTTCCAGCTCTCTTTCGCGGGACCGTGATCCCCAGAGCTCTTAGGCTTTCCTTAGCGTATTCCTCGGCCTGAGATTCCTTCTCCCACCTCTGAAGCTGGCAGGAGTGGCCGTGGCCTTTCACGATATGTCCGATCTCGTGGAGGAACCCAAGAAGCGTGGATCGGGTCGCGCACCTTTTTGAGTAATGGATTGTTCTGTGATCCGGAACGGCGAACCCGCGGGAATGACTCTGCTTAAGAAAGCAACCGCCTCGGCAGAGCTTGATGTTGTGAGCCATCAGCTCGGCCGTCACGATCTCCTGGAAATCAGGGATCATATCAGCCCCATGATGAGGAGCCAAGATTTTTTTCCATGCTGGCAAGTTCCATCCGGCTCAACCCAACATCCATCAGTCGCTTCAGCACCACCTTCGTCCATCCACTCCATCAGCGTCTCCTCGCTTGGTTCTTCCATTTTAATCCTCCTGCGGGTCCTGCTCTGACTGTCTCCATGACCGTCGTTTCCGGCAAGTCAAGCAAATCGCCGAAGGTGCGTTTTTCGGCATCTTGCGTCCGCACGTCACACAGTTAAATCGCCCTTGAGCATCAGGACAGCCGCCGCCATCGCCCATAGGCCCTGGACCGTGACCGCAGCATGGGTAATCTTCGCAACGATTCATTAGGACCTCCTCTGGATATGGCCGCCTTGGATTAAGGCATCAGCCATCCGGCCATAGCTTCCTTGAAGACTCCAGGCAAGCCCGGTATCCACAAGATGCTGGAACAGCTCAAGAGTCAAGGCCTCGTCAAGCTCGCCGGACTCAAAGGCGATGATCGCCCCAACGTGATCGTATCTCTCTTTTTTCAAGGTCTTCATTTCGCGGCCTCCTCTTGCGTTCTCGTGATCTGGATTGTTCGGGCCATCTTTTGAATCTCCGCGATGAACTCATCGATCTCGCGGAAGGTGAACTCTGCTTTCCTTCCATGCTTTCTCATAGTGCCTCCTGCGCTAACCGGAACCCCGCTATCGGTTTGTACTCTGGGAACTCCAGAGCCATCCGCTCCTTCCGTGCCAACTTCTGCATCTCGGCAAGGAAAGCCTCAGCGATCAACGCAGCTTCCCGCCGCCGTCCCGCCTCCGCTCCGTGGTTCCTCATTTCTCTACCTCCTGTCTGCAAGAACAGTATAGCAGTACATACCCAATCTGTCAAGGGGGGGTGTTCCACGACGAGGAATGGATAATTTTACCTTTAGATATTCCGATCTAAAGGTGTTTTGGTCAGAGCTTTTTAACGAGAGCGATTATGTTTTCGGCATGGCGTTTGAGGAGAACAAAATCAAGATCGAAGCAGCGTTCGCAGATGTCTTCCTTTGAATCGATTAGATGTTGGCAAATCATGGCCCGGTGTACGGAGAAACTTCTTCGTCCATTATTGGAATGTTCAGAACAAGCAGAATCCTCATATCGTCAGCGCCGCCGCCGTACTTCCTTTGCAGCCGCTCGAATGAGTCCATGATGTCCTGGGTCGTTTCCATGAAATCAGCTTTGTCGTCAAAAAGAATGGTCAGGTGTCTATCCTGAGAAACAGCAAACTTAGCCATCTATATCTCGGCGCTGATCTTGACCGTCCAGTTGTTGTTTGGGTCCTCATGCGCGTAGGACTTCCTTATATTGTAGTGAAGCTTGCCCCACCCCAAAGTCGTTGGCCGCATCATGGCCTGTTCAACGTAATCGGGGTTATTCAAGGTCATGTTGTAGCCGCGGGTCGCGCTGCCAACATTAAGGAGAGTCACGGTCTTTGAGAGAAGCAACGGGTCGCCGCCGTGCAGCTCCTTCGGACCGAGCCTGTCGAACTTGGCGGCCACGAGCTTGCAGTCATGCGCCCGGATCAAGGCGTTGGCCTCGAAGCTTCTGGAGGCCATCTCCAGCTTATTAAGAGCTGATGCCAGCGTTTGACCACCTCCGATGCCATGCTGTATATGAAGGAGTGACGTTATATCAGCGCGTTGCCGACCCTTTGCACGGAACTGGAACTTAATCCAGGCGCTCATCTGGCCTAGATACGGTATATTTTTCCCGCTTTTAAGGAACAGTTGATGGGCAATATATTGGACAGAATTGAATGTCGGCGTTATCTCGGTCCAATGGTGTCCGGCCAGCATACCCAGGATGCCGCGCTTGGTATTCGCCAGCGGCAGCAGGAGCGGGACAATCTCTCTATCAAGAAAGTCCAAGTGTTCTTTTGCCGCCACGCTGAGAACTTCCGGTCGGTCGGCGAACTCCCTGCGCTTGCGTACCCGCGTGGAAGGTCTATCATTGTCCTCAATATCACCGAGGAAGACTGACATCCCTCCAGAGGGATCGTCGCAGACCTCCTCGACTGCGTACTTAATCAGGCGGCGGTCGCAAGAATCGCTCTCAAACTGGAAGTCGCCTAACGGATGTAAGGTAATCCTGCAAGATTTCTCGAACTCCTGATCCGACTCGATGTACCATGCCATGCCTACCCCTAGGTTCACGGTATGATCTCCAAGGATGAGACGCAGAATGTCCGCAGCGGTCTACGCCACAATCAGCACAAACATACTCACGAATTGTCGCGTGATCTTGATTCAAAACGATGTCGATGCCGGAGCCTCGCTTGCTTTTTAACCAACGAGTGAGCCATCTCACTATGAGCGCATAATTCCGGTGATTCGGATTCGACTGCCTGTTGGCTCGAAACGGCCGAGCGAATCCAGGCGATTCTTTGAAGATAAAGAAGAAGCGCCAACGAGCCGTCGATCTCTTTTATTGTTAGTATAGATCGGTCCCTCGCGGCGCTCTAAAGCCATGTTTTTGACCATCTCTCCACGAGCATACTATTCTTTCTCCTCCGGCGCAATTACAATAATGTCCTCGATTTTCTTGGGAAGGTCCATGATTGCCGCCTGGAGCAACCGCCTGATTTCGTCTAAATCCGTTGGCTTCGCCTCATTCTTTTCCAGCAGGACTCGCGTCAGGATTTTCGGCCTGGACAATTTTGTGGTAAGGTCCTGCTCAAGAACTAGGATCATTTAGTTTGCCATCTGGCTTAATTCCTTCGGCCCACTTGATAGCAAGCGTCCAGGGCTTGGTCCCTAATTCAGCCAGGAGCTTCGCCAGCGCCGTCCGGGAGGCCGCCACGCCGCGCTGATTCCTGGCTCCTGCTGGCTTGAGTCCGGCTCTGAACTTCACCACGGCCAGCCCAGGAGCGATACAGCCCTCAAGCTGAGAGACGAAGCCCTGGTCTTTATCCCCGGCCAGATTCGCAGAATGGATCAAAATACCGTCCCGGCCAGGGACATTCATGAGCCTATAGGTATGCTCCTTCCGGCCGGGAGATTCTGCCCACACAACATCATATTTCCCCTCTGGAATACAGGACTTGCCGCGCTGATTGGCGCTCCATGGGAGCTCAAGAGTGAAGCAGTAGAATCCTGAATCGAGCGTCATGGTCCCGAAGGTTCCCTCATTGCCCGTAGCGAAACGGACTAGAGAAGCCACTCGCATATTCAGTTATAAAAGAATTTGAAAATTCCTATGGCCGAAGCTGTCCCGGCGATCAAAGCCCCAACGATTGAAGCAAGATGCGCTGTGGGGTCCTTTTTGTGCTCATTGACTTCCTCGCGGATTCCGTCGGCTTTCTTACTGACGGCCGCCGCGAACTCATGGGCATTTTTGGCAATAGCCATTACAGCGCCAACGTCGCCGCGAAGATCAAGAAGAACTTTATAAATTTGATCGTTTGATATGCTCATAAGTGTCCCGCTTCCATGAGAACTTCCACTTGGCTCATCATGTGCGCGTGGGCGGCGATCAGGAGGTTGTGCTTCCGTTGGAGCTCGACGTATTTGGCTTCTGGAACACATCCGGCGTGGAGCCGATGATTTGTAAGGCCGAGATACTGATTGCTCATAAAACCGAGTATTGCAAGCAGAAAAATAAGGATCAGTTTATCCATTCTGCACCGCCTTATTGAAGGTCGCGCTTGCATCTGGGAACCACCAGGACCAATCGCCTAGGGTAACATCGGGCTTGATCCCGCCGTTGAAATGGACCCGGCGGCCAAAGGCATTGAATGAAATCGTGAAGTAACAGGGCCAGCGTTTCCTAAGGAAATACACGCTCTGGACGCTCCACTGTCCGGCGCGGTGGACGGGGTGCATGGACATCACCGAGTCGCCTTCGATCTTTGCGTCCGGCGCAAGCGGGTATCCCGGCTGAATTTTGATCCATTCGGGTTCGGCGTTTCCGGCAAACCTGTGCGGGGGCATGGGGAAGGACCAAAAGGTCCATGATCGTGGAATCCTGGTCAACGGCCAAATTCCCCAATCGTCGTGAAGTGGTCTGCGGACCCGGTAAACTTCTGGCATGAGTGATAAATTTTTAAAAGGGCATTGCATAGACATAGAATGTCCCTGTCAACGATGCCGCGCTTGGCGTGGATACCGTGCAGGACGTTGTCGTTCCCATGAAAAAATGCATATCCCCGAAGGCGGGGACCGCCCCGCCGCGGTAATAAAACCCTCCGTGGTCCTCAACAAAGATGCTTCCAACTGCTCCGGTATGATGTGAATAACGCCAGCTTCCCATGACGATGTTCGTGCTGATATAGTTCAGTTCCATCCTGAAGTGTCCGTCAGCGTTAATGCCCACATTCGTGGCATTGGCCGCCGTGTATGATAGAGCAACGGCACCGGCTGAAAAAACGCATCCGCTTGCATTGTTTGACGCGTTGCTGGCGGCCGAAGCCATGCCGAAGGCGTGGCCCGTTGACGTTTCGGTCCCGACATAAACCAGGAAAGACCGTGCCGCGGCGTTGACATTCTGAACATCGGCTGTTATGTAGTAGCTTTTATAAGTCCCTGTCGAGGGTATCGTCACTGTCGCAATATGTACGGCAGAAAATGATTGGCTGGAAACCAGGACCATGAGGCCCGGTCCGATCCCGATGCCCTGTGACCCTTTTATTCTGACGGTCGAAAAGGTGTTGTCCCCGGTGAATGTCTGCGTGGCGCTTAAAATAGCGTCACCAGTTCCGGCCGTGGCACACGTCCCGGCGACTGTAATGCCGTTTTTGACCTGAGAGGAATTGAGATATTGGCCCGCGGTACAGGTGACGCTAGTTCCCGCCGTGGTTCCGGCTTTATAGCCGTTTGCATTTATATTGCCTTGGACGCTAAACTCATCGGTCGGAGTGCTAGATGAAACAGCCACTTTGCCATCTTGCTGGACTCGGAATAACTCCGTGCCAGACTGGTTTTGAATTTTAAATGCCTGATGAGTCGCCGCCGAGGAAGTCGATTGGATAACAACGGTTCCGCTTGAAATGACGGCCGCGCCAGATGGGAGAGTCGTCCCCGCGGGGCCGAAGGCCGCAGTCGCGGATTTAACGCTGTAGACAAAGGTTCCGCTTGAGGCTTGGATTGAACCGGATTGACCGTCCATGTGAATCGTATAAGCGGAAGATGTCCCTGAGCTGGCGGCGATGCCAAAGGAGCCGCTTAGATTCCGCGTGGCCTTTCCTGTGGCCGTCGATATGGACGAGCCCTCATAAGGTCCAGCCAGCGCGGGGGCCGCGAGGAGCAAGAGCACTAAGGTTTTGAAAAGAAGATTCATGTTATCCCCCCACCGAAATCCAGCCAGCATCACCGACTGTGGTATCAGCCGTATAAAAAACTAGCTGCTTAATATCAGTTGCCCATCCCCATCTGAGCAAAGTTGGAGCAGCAAGCGCCGCTGTCTTGAGACTGGCATAGGTATCCGATGTAAACATTCTGGCTACGTCAACCGTGGCAGATGCTCCTAGCGCCCATCCATTCTTCGTTGAGTTCACCTGAAGAACTCGATCAGCCACTTGAGTTATTGTAGCTGGAAGCTCCGGATCGAAGGTTGAGCTCGGAATGGTCTCAGGCAGCTTGACGGATCGGTTGATCTCGTCTTGCTGCTGCTGATCTGCCATCGTATGCCTGTCAAACTGATCCTCATGTGTCTCGGGCAAAAAAGAGCCTTGGTTTCTTATGTCGGTAAGTTGAGTCAAAGGAACCGAGCGCCGGATCGTCAGCTTGTAGTTGCTTTTTAAATTTCCTCCAGTGAGCCACGATTGACTTGAGTTCACTAAAGTGACGTTCCCGCCGCTCGCAGAGTTCACGCCGGAAACAGTGTAGTCAGTGGTTAAAGAAAGAGAGGTCTCTACGTCTGAAGTATCCTTGACTGTGACGACAAGGTGAGACTGATCCGTAATCCTAAAGCTGTAGGCGTAAACGCTCGCCGCTCCGTTCCCCGTATAATCATTTCGACTTGTTGCCGATGAAAGCGCCATGTTTACCTCCCAGGATTATACTTCATTTCTCTCAAAACGGACCCTTATTTTTTCCACCTTCATCGACCACATATTTAGACCACCCGGCCACTCGGCGAAAGCCTTTCCAAAATTCTTCTGTGGTGTCGGCCTCGCCCATCTGCTTCATGCCTTCCGTGATATTGATTGCCTGATCCATAGGCAATCCTTTCACGAGGCCGGAGAGCGTGAGCCCCTGCTTAATGGCATCGAAGAAGGATTCCGCATCCAGGTCTTCTGGGTTCAGCTTCTTGATGAAATCCATTGCCTCTCTGGAGATGCTGTCGATGATCGTCTTGGATTGCCACACCTTGAGGCCGAGGACTTGACCGAGCATGGCGTTTAGGACCTCGCCCAAAATAAAAACTCCGTTAAACGATCCAAGCAATCCGGCCCTGATCTGATCCTTCACCCTGTACTCAAGGCCATCCGCGGCCCATTGGAACATCATCGGAAGAATGAAGTGGTAAATCGCTATGGTCTTGGCCCATTGCTGTTTGCTCAATCTCCCGGCCAACATATCCTCAGTAGCCATTAATTCCTTCCGGAAGTATTGATTTGGAGCTGAGAGGAAAACAGAGAAAAGCCGCTGCCAAGAGTTCCCGCGCTGGAACATCGAAGCCTGGGACAAGTCAGCGGATTGTTGGCTGTCTGAAAGCGCGATCTCAAACGCCTTGATCGCCTCGGAGTGAGGCTTGCCGAGGACCTCTCGATGATACCGATAAACAGGCCAGCCTCCTAAAAAGATGGAGGCTCGGTCGCCGAAGCGCGTCATAGTAAGCAGCATATTCCTCAGATTCGGATTCATCTGGAAGGAAGCCCACTCGCTTGACTCGATAGCCTCTTTCATCTCCGGCGTAATCGCAAGACCGCGGGAGCGCATGACCTCGGAAGACGCGAGGATCATCATTTTCTTCCTGGAGTCAATGCCGAAGTCAAGAAGTCCAGTTATAAAATCCTTCGTAGGAATTGCGTCAGCGAACGCCGGGAACGCCATAAACTGCTTGATGGCGATGGCTCCTTTGGCTGCTAAAACTGAGACGGTGTAGTTATTTTTAATGACGTTCAGAACGGCGCTGTCGCTGGACCTGTCGATCCCTCCACGAGTAAAGTCCTCGATGTTGCGATCCACGGCCGCGAGCAATCCTTTCCCGAAATTGGTTTGGATAGCCTCTCTGACCTTCGGATCGTTAAAGATTCCATTTAGGACTCTTATCTTCTCGGCCCATGCCTTGTAATGCTCGACCTGTTGGATATGCCTCTGGATTATATCGATGTCATTGAGCTGCTGTAGCGCCCGGATGTTCTTGACGCGGAATTTCCCGGCCGAAGGAGTGATCGCCCTGCGATGAGTCATTTCACCCAGGAGCTCGTTTTCAAGAACCTCCCGCTCTAAAACCACTCTCCGGATAGGGCTGTAGGCTTTGTTTTGCGGAAGGTTTACCCCGTTGATGCTGCTGAAGACCTTATTAAAATCATTGTAATAGTTCTGATAAAAACTCATCTGATCCCGAGCAAAGGCGATGTCCTGTGGAGACAGCAAATTCTCTACGGCCTTACGCATATCCTGGCTCCAGGCCATTCCCTGTTCTCCGAAAATAGTCTCATTGAGGGTTGGGTCCTGGAACTCCATCCACCGCTTACGGGCTTCTGCGCGTGAAATGACGAGCTCAATCTTCTCGCCGCGGACATTTGTGAACTGTCCTAGCGACCGCTGCTTCGAGTCTTCGGCCCATCGCTTAGTCAGCTCCCAATCGTTCATCTCTCCGAAATGCTGGACCCACATCTTGCGGAGCTTTTTCAGATTCAAACGGATGCCGCGCTTCTCAACTATTTCTTCCTCTGAAACGCTGGCGTGTTGATTCAAAAGGCTTCTATTCGTCGTCGTGAATTTGTCATTTCTGGAGAGACGATTTAGGATATTATTCCAGCCCAGGAGCCAGGACGTTGCACGGTTGTACCATCCCCACTTGGTATCATCTGCACTCTCATCGGCCGTGGTCGGGATTTTGTCTTTTGGACGGCTGTCGATTATGGATAAAGCGATCTGCTGCTTCTGAGTCAGGTCTGCTTGATCCCGCAATTCTTTCACAAGCCGAGCTTCTTTGCCAGCCAGCTTCAGGGTCCGGATCAGAAAAAGCATCTCTCCGAGCTCCTTGCTGGAAAGAGCCTCTCGGCTGGCGACAAGGTTGAGCATCTTATTTTCGAGAGCCGTCAACGGATCAGGGATGAAAGTATTCCCGGAATTGTTCTTGGAAAGATTTTCTTCGAGCTTTGCCGCGGCCGCCGCCTGGGTCAGACGCTCTGCTCGGCGCATCCGGTCTAAGGCTGCCTGTATCTCTGGAGTAAAACGCCCGACAAGGCGACCCGCTTGGCGTTTCGGAGTGACGGCGCGGAGCTCCTCATGGATTGCGGAAATTGTTTTGCGTTTGGCTGAGGCTTCGATGAGCGCGTCAACCCGAGCCTCGATCTCCGGGAGCGAGCCGGAAAGCTGTTCCTGAGATTGAATGTTCTTGATCGTGCGAATGAACTTTGCTTTGTCTTCCGGCGCAAGGCCGGATTTTTCCAATAACTCGACGAGCTGCGTTTGAGCAGCCTTAATTTCTTCGCGGGTCATGCGAGCTGCTTCCCGCGCTGCTTTGGCTTGGACTCTGAGGGATTCTTTGAGGGCCTGGTACGCCTTTATGGTAGGAAGCTCTTTGTGGTACTGCCCCGTCAATTCACGGATAGTCCGCTTGAGCGGCGATGATTTTAGGGCAACGCCTTCGGGCCTTCCTGGGATGCCTTCTGCAACGAGGCTAACACCACCTCGTCCAGCCGCTTCCCGAAGTCCGAACTCTTTTTCCTCTGTTCCTCGTGCGATGATTCTTTCTGCTTCTTCTTCGACATCTTGGAGTACCTCTCTTACTTTCGGCAGGAGGCGAGCTACAGTTTCCTCAACTGACTCACCGCCTTTAGTATAACTGAGATTCCTGATCGTGTCAAGGCTCGATGTTTTTGGCGTTCCGGAAGAAGTGTCGTAGATGCGAATGTCTACTGCCGGATTGTCTTTATATTGATCTGCAAGCTGGAGAATAGTCTGCTGCGATCTGACGTGATCTTCAGTCAGGACTTCCGACGGAACATAGCGCCCGGTAAGTAAATACCTTTCCCGGACTGCCTCGGCAGCATTTTTTAGAGGACGATGGACATAGGCGATTGTGACTGGACGGCCGCTCGCCAAAGCAGCATCGATTTGTTCTGCTGATTTAATAGCATCCGACATAACTCCATCGAAAATAATGTCCGATTCATCTGCGATGCTTGCAAGAGGACCTGTCGCCGTAGTAGTTTTACCGCTACCGCCGCCGCCAGCGAAGAAAAGAACTCGTCCTGATCCCGGTTGTGCGAGCTTTTCAAGATAATGCTTCTTGATCCAGGCTGTAGATGGTTTTTGAGTGCTGAGAGTATGAAGCGTTGCGCTTTCTTTGTTTGCGGCAAATTCTTTTGACACAAATCTGACAAGATCAGCATTGAGCATTTTCCCGTCGAGAGTCGCTGGCATGAACTCATATTTTTCAATAGCATTGGGTCTTGAAAGACTATCAGCAAGACGGGTTTCAACTTCTCTTTGCTCGGGGGTTAAGCCAGGATAGGGAGTATACTGGAGGATCAGTCCGCTTCGGAGAGCGGTTTCTGCGTTGATGGTTGCGCTGGATTCGGAGAGGAGTCTTTCAAACGCTTTGCGCCGACTATCCAGCCCTGCTTGTAAAGAGGGTGATCCTTCGGAAGCGGCCCCGCGTAGCGACTCGCCTTTTGGGTCTGATTTCCAATCATGGGTTGGGCCGTATTCTGATTCGGCTGAGAAGTCTCGCCACGATTCGATTCCGATTGATTCGCCATTTTCTTCGTCCAGAGTTCTGATTCTTTCAAGGAATTTAGGTAAACCCTCGAAATCAAGGACCGTAATTTCCTTGTCATTTAGTTTAGTGTATCCGGCCGATTCTGTCAAGGCCCCTCGTAACACGGAGAAGAACTTCTCCTCCATTTCCGGGGTTAGGGATTCTCCAAAACGGAAGACCACTCCAGGGGTCGGACCCTTCTCTGAAGCCTTAAAAAACGGGACCGCATCTTGCTTGTAGATATATTGGATTGCTCTCGCGTAAGCCCTGACCTTCTCAATCGGCGTGTCTGCTGACAGGATTGTGACCGCGTTGGGATTAATCCCTCCAGCATAAGCTCCTGTACTTGGATCGGTCTTGGCCTGAGCGATCCCGAGCTCCTCCGCTAAAAGGTCCTGTCCGGCCGATCCGCGGATCAACTGAATGGCTTTTTGGCTGAAAGCAGTTCTTTCTTCAAAAGGCGCATCGACTATCAAGGCTCCCAAGCTTTTGCTTGGGATAGCCTCCCAGGGGACTACCTGGGCTGGAATTTGGGCTTTTACGGCCTCCGCTGGCTCCAGGAGGACCTTTTGCAGCGATTCCGATACCTCCGGAGGAAGCTCGATTCCTAGATTCTGTAGGGCGGCTTGGATGGTTCCCGGCCCCTCTCCTGTAGCCTCAGCCTCCCTAAAGGTCCTAATAGCATCCTCAACTAAGGAAGGATTGACCCCGACGGCCTCAATTTGGTCCTTTAGCTCGATAGGCAGGACTTCGGCTGCGGCCTCAAGGCTCTCCTCTGCTTGGCCCAGAATATCGAGAGGTTCGGCTGGAGCCCGGACTTCTTCTTTTTTAGGACCCTGGAGAATCTCGTAAATCCTTTCATCCGGAATATTCTGAAGCTCAGGCTCAATAGCTCCATCTTCCTTTTTGCGCGTCTGTATCAAATTAATGATCTGAGAAGTTGTCATACGAGCTGCACCAGGAATACTTAAAACGGCGGCCTCAACAAGCAACTCCTCAGCATTCGGGATTGAGGATACAACTCGATCAAAAATGCTGTCAGGGTCTTTGGCTCCAAAATCCTCTACTCCCGTAACGGCTCTTAAAAAATCGCCAACCCGCTCTTCGCCGAGTTCTTCCAAGAACCCATGATATCCAGCTTTAGTCCATAATTTCCTGACTGATTCGGAAGGATGTAGTTTTACAAAAAGCTTCTCAAGTCCCTGTTTAAGCTGTTGTGGAATCAAATAGCCCGCGGTCCTTCCTATGGCCGGACCAGTCACTTCACTGAAGTTCTCGATCATTACGTCGCCAAAAGCTTTTAACGCTGAAACATGGGGCTGTTCACTGACCTCATCAGCGAGTTTGATTCCTTCATCAGTCAGTTCAAGTCCGGCAGCTAATTGTCTCTCTGCGAAGCCTTGAGCCAGTCTATGAGGCATAGCCGCAGTCCTGGCGACCGCTCCGGCAACGCCGCCGGCCACTCGCGTCGTAGCTTTTAAGGTCCCACTTTCAACAATTTTGCGAGCGACTCCTGAGATACTTTTTCTGATAGCAGCCTTACCTAAAGAAGCCGCGCCGCCAGTAGCCAAGAACTCGATCATGTAAGGCGGCAAATTCACGATGCCTTTAGCGATCTTGCCTCGTGTAGAGAAAGTGCGAATACGCTCCTCCTCTAGCTGCACGAGATAATCGCCGACCAAGGATTCATCTTTAGCGCGTTGATCTTGAGAAGTCGTCGGATCATGTAATCGATTGACTGCTCGCATAAGAGAAAAGGATTTAAAAAGTCCAACGGGCTCTTTAGAAATCAATGAGCCCAAGTTAAATGGTAGAATTTCGGCTTTATTTTCCCTTCTGAAAGCCTCCATGAATCCTATTGGACCACGAGCTTTCCAGGCTGATTTTTGCTCTTCCGAAATCTCTAAAATATCGTCTGAGAATGGAACGCTCTGTTCTCTCGGAAGACTGGTAAAATCTCCCAATCGCATTGCGCTCGGGGGAACCTCCGGAGCCTCTCCCTGAGACGCTAGAACATCTGATAGACGCTCGCTCATTTGAGCCTCTCGACGAGAGGCTCTCCGTCCGTATCGAATCCAACAACCTTGACCGATCCATTCGACATATTGAGAATTTGCCCGATTTGATACAGGCTTCGATTTGGGTTCGTTGCTATCGCCGCCGACTGAGCAATCTCAGCGGAAGCTGCGCTGGCTTGGCTCACCGATGTTCCGCTGTCGAAGATTCTAAGAACAGCCCCCGTCACGGCCGCGTTAAGCTTCTCGGGAGACAGTGGCATAGACTTTAAGGCAGCCAAAAGTCCATCAAAAATCCCGACCTTTGGGCTTCTGGCTTCATTGAAATTCCTCTGAGTATAATTATAGAAAGCCCTCTCCTGCTCTTCTGTCAAAAACCCAGAAGACTGAGCGACTTTACTTCTAAAAGCCGTTAAGGTTTTTAGATCATTTTTTGTCGCTGGCTTAATCAATTTGCCATTTTTGTCCAGTTCCGATCCGCGAAGATTCTTAAATTCATCAAGCAGGGCAAGGAATTTCTCTGTCTTTTGATCCGGAGCAATGGCTGGATCATCATTAGGGCTTAAAACCCTGGAGCGAAGTTCTTTAAAAAAGGATCGATCTATTCTTCCCAAAGCGAATAGGTTGTCAACCTCCGCTAAGGGAAGTTGCCCATTGACGGCCCTCATGTAGAGTTCTCGGCTTCCCTCATCTGCCGCCTCGGCCCTAGCATGATCTGCTTTTGATTTGACCAAATCCAAAACCCTTAAATCGTCGTCGAGGATTTCTTTTGAAACAACTTTTTCATACTTCTCTGCCTCATCGACCTGGCCCTCAACGAGCATCCGGCGCAGAACGCTCGCATGGGTTCCGCTCCTGATTTTCGCAAGCATCGCGTCAGTTTCTTCCTTGCTGATTCCGCGATTGGCTGCAAAGTTTTTGGCAGCTCCTTCCATCTGCCTCATGTTGTCGGCGATCTTGCCTTTCAAATTAGAATTGACGGCGGCATCTTCCTGTAGATTTTGAACCAGGCCGTTGAAAGTCCCTTCCTCCAAAGACAGGCGCTCTTTGAAAGTATGCCTTTGGATCGCCTCTAAAAATTCGCCTTTACGCTTTGACGCGATCTGCTTGAACATATCGCGCTGAGTTTGATTTGCAAGACCTTCCTCAATCTCCTGGGCAGCCTTATCGTACATCGGAGCATGGCTATCCAGGACTCCCATCGCATCCTTCCCGCGCCTCGAAAGAGCTCCTGCTTTCTCATCATAAAGAAGGCTGTTCGTCTGTGGAACAAATCGGCTATAAGCATCCTGAACAGCGACATCATCGGCTCGCTGCCTTTCTTTAATGGCTATTTCTCCGACAGTATGCAGAAGTCCTCTGGCCGTTTCTACGGCTTGCCCCGCGGCCTGACCTCCTCCAAAAGCCTCAAGAGGAGCTGCTGGCTGTATCTGAACGCTCGGCAATGGCCGATCTGCTACGGTTCTCTCTGTGATTCTTGGCACGGTTGGCATTACGTTGTTTTCCTTTTTGATTTAGACTGATAGGCCGTCGCCCCGCGAGCTATGTCTTCAACTGCCCGAAGTCCTCCGGTCAAAAGAGTGCTTCCAGCCTGAGCTCTCCCGGCAATCCCGGCGAAAGCGCCGCGAGCTCGGGATTCCTGGGCTTCTGCCCTAAATCCCCAGGCTTCCCTCCAGGCGTTGTTTTGAACTGTTAAAATGTCCTGTTCAGCTATGGCCCGAGTATCCTCAAGGGCTTCCAAGGGGGTTCCCTCGCTTAAAGAAATGCCCTGAGCGGCAAGGGCTGCCCTCTGGCGGCCTAGGGCCTGTCTCGCCCTGCCCCTGACCACGCCAGCCTCTTTACCGCCGCGCCGCAAAGCATCCTCTGCTTTAAGCTCCGCGAAACGTGCGTTGATTCCGGCAATGCTTTCGTCATATCCGGCCTTGGCCTCGAACGCCGAGGCTTGGCTGATCCCCTGAGCCGCTGAAGCCGCGGCGCTGATCGCAAAGGGCGCTGCTTCTAATCCCATATTACCTCCCAATCGGTATCAGACCGCTAGGGATCACCGCCAAAACCGAGAGCGGGATTGGGTCTGTCTGACGTATAAATATGCGGCCATTGCTGTTCCATTCTGAGCGAATGTTCACGTCAACCGGACCCGTCTCAAGATCGACTGGCTCATCATAAGCCTCGGTATCCCTCAATTTTACCTCAGTCAACCCAGGCCCGAGAGTGCTGTCCGAAGCCGGAGTCGAACCGCCGATCCAGATACCCCTCGATGATTCTACAAATAAAGTGACTCGGCTGATCTGCTTCTTCTTGTCGGCGATAGATTCTCCGGAGGGAGTGTCAACATCCAACGTCTCGAAGTCTGATGTATACGGGAGTCCAGCTCGGACCACGCCGTAAGGACGATCCAGAGTCGCAACCCCGTTCGCAACCGTGACAACTCCGTAGGCGCTGTTATTCGGATTGGCAGCAACAAAGCCGTCTCCAAGAACCGAGACAGTCTTCCCTTCGATGTGCCAGAGCCCCGTAACCTCGTCAACGGCTTTGGCCCAGACCGTGATCGCCACACTCCGCATGGAAACAGGAACCGTCTTGTGCGGCCGCCCGGTAACGACTGTAGTGCTGGAAAAAGCGTCAATCGTGAATCGAATTAAGGTCCCGCCTGATCCTGTTAAATGAATGGCGTTTCCAACGTCTGAAGATGCGAAAGTCGCCGCGCTTGCCGTCAAAGTTAAGGTCTCAGTTGATACCCAACTCGTTCCTCCGCTCAACGTCATTGTCGTAGCGCCAGTATGACGACCGTCATAGCTCAAAGCTGAGTCGGCGAATATCGAATCCTGGATATCGGCTACCCGGCGGGTCGCAAAACGCTCGACATATCTTCGAGTTGAGCCGCCAAGAGAAGCCAGCCCCGAGATCGTTCGCTTGATTACGACGTAAAGAAAGTCCTCCGTTCCTTCAGGAACCACGCACACTTGTTCAACGGTCCCGTCAAAATCGTGCCGATGCCAGCCCCAAACCTGATGCTCGCGGACATAGGTGAGGCCAATAAGCTTGCCATCTGAGCGGACGGCCCAGACAATCGAGTGAGGGATTTGCTGATAGGCCCAATCCCGGATCGTATAGCCCTCGAAAAGATGAGGAGCGAAAATGGTCAGGTCATTCCCGCGGTAGCTCTCAACCTGGAAATCGAAAGCCAAGTCCCGGATAATTGAGCTGCGGCTTTGGAGATAGAGCGCATTTCCTCCGACGATAAGTGGAGACAGGGAGCCTGATCCATTGTAGGATCGCTGCTTTGGGTTGATGTCAGTGGGAGTCAAGATTCCAGACGGATCACCTTCGATAGTCCATTCTCCTCCGCTCGTAAAAACCACGAGAGCCCCAATGTCAACAATGTGCTTGATCTCATTGACCTGTCTTCCTGTGATCTCAAAAATAACCGCATCATCATCTGTCAAGGGCTGATGGGTCGTAAAGTTCTTTTGCTGTGCGCTCCGAGAGCAAAGTATCTTCTCGGGGTCATTGTCCGTGTTGGCGAAGATTCTCCTCTGTTGGAAATAGGAGACTGCCGACGGGAAATCGCCAGTCAGTTTAAAAAGATTCGTGGCAACAGGCGGCGTATCGCTCGTATCAGGAGTGATGCCAGTATCAGAAAAAGTCGCCGCCGGAGCCACCGCGATAAATCCATAAATGCCGTTCGTCTCTTTGTAGACATTGTATTCTATGGCGTTCGTTACGGCCGTCCAGGTAATCACATGAGGAGCTGCTGGAGTAGGAGCCGCGGCCGCCGTCACCACTCCGGAAGTCCGGAATGAGGAGCCGCCAGAAGAATAGGCTGTGTAGCCAGTCGAATCCACGTCTTTAAGCTGGAAGGTCCCGGCCGTCACTCCGGCCACGATAAAAACCCTGTTATTCACCTGAGTCATTCCGACCACGCCAGTTATTAAGACCTCATCTCCATTGGCGTAGCCATGCGCGGCCGCGCTCACGACGGCTGGATTGGCCTGAGTGATAGCCGTAATCGTATCCGCTGCCTCGGTCCCGGAAAGAGATTCCTCAAAAGTCTCTGCTTTGATGGCAGTTATTTTGTAGCGATAGGTCCCGGTTCCAGCACCTCCGGCAACCACGGCCACGGCCGTCGGCCGAGCGATGCTAGGATCGAATGAAATCACCGAGAGCGTCCAGCTTGTATGCCCGGTTCGGCTCAATTCCCTCGGCGCGTAGTTCGGATGGACAATCGTAATCACGTCGGCCGACTGAACGTATTGAAGGTCCTGAAGATCGGCCTCAACGTAAGGGGTCACGATGGTATGCACTTCGGCTATGGTCCCGCCGGAAGTGTAGGCCCCGAAGCCAGTAGAATTGACGTTCGTGGCCGCATCCATATATTGAAGCTCGAAGGTATTGGCCCCGGCATTTAGGTTTGCGACCTTGAAATTCCTGCCGTTGACGTATGGAGCCATCGCCCCGATAACGCCGGAAATGTACACTTCGTCGCCGTTGGCGTAGTTATCTGCGCCAGAATAGGTCAAAACGGCGGGGTTCGCGTTCGTTATACCCGTTATCGCCTGTGCCGTCTCCGTGACCTGAGCACCGTTGCGAACGACGCGCATATAGAGATTGCCGAACTCCAGGACATAGGTTTGATCCGAGTTGAAAATAAAAGGGATGAGCCGGACAGTTTTGGTCGAATCCTTCACTTCTCCGACGAAGGTTGTTCCTGCCCGGTTATAGACCCCCCCATGGCGAGCGACGATGAAGTTCCTGCAAGTCCGGAGGCCCGTCGAGTATTTGACAATATCAACCCGGCCATAGAGCGCGGGGCTGATCTCGCCGCCAGCGAAACTTCGTTGGGCAATGGTTGTCAACCCGCCCTCCTAGTCAGCGTAGCCGCCAGTCTTTAAAGGACTTGGCGCTTTACCGTAAAGGACCTCGGCTTGCTGATTCTCGGACATTTTTGCCGAAGGCCCTACTCCGAGCTCGACTATTTGAAGGGCCACGGATTTATGCTCGCCTCCGGGAGAACTCTCGCTTTGAGATACTCCGACAACCTCAGCGACAGCATGGAGCTCCATTTTTGAGCCGAGCTCAGGGAGGCTCTCAATGCCCAATTTGCTCAAAGCTGATTTGTCCAGGTCCAGCCGCAGGCCATAGGGATAATCAGGCGCTTCGGCCATGACCGTTGGGGCCGTATTCTGCTTCTCGCTCGCGTCGAGCTTCATGCTCACCATTTGATGTTGTGGCATTATTCCTCCTCGTGCTCCGTTCTGTTCAAATTACGCGCATCTATTTTCTCGCACTCATCGAATGTCACGGACGCTCTGCGAACTGCGCCTATAGCCCAGGTTCGATTCTCGGTTGCCCAATGAAAGTTCCCGTCCGGTCCGGTATAGAGAACCACGGCATCTTGAACATTATTGAAAATGAGGCCGAGCCCCATAGTTATATTTCTGTTCTTTTCCTTGATCGCTTCTGCTTCGGCTTTGTCCATTAATCCCGCCCACGGATGAACTCGCTTTCAGGGTCTTCCTGATCCTGTTGCTCATTGAAAGCGTCGGACGTTGCAAGTCCTAACGAGCTCAAGTATAGGGCATAAACGGTTTTGCCGATGCCGAATGGATCGCCGCCAGTAATTCTTGACACGGAATGGGTCGCCAGCAAAAGAGATAACGCCATCACAAAATCGTCCGGGAACCTTTGGACATCCGTCTCGTTGATCGTGTACTCAGCCTCAGCGTTGGATTGATTCGTGTAAATAAGCAATCCGGTTGAATCCCGCCCAATTTTGTACGGGATGCGACTTTGGCGCGTCTCGCGGCCGCCAACCACTCCGGCTACGATCCTGCGAAATTTCAGGCAGTCAGAAGGGTAGCGGTATGAATAGGTCCACTCCTGATCGATCTCTGATGGATTCGTAGCCACGAGCCCGAGGGCCACAAACTTCGACGCGAACGGCCAGGGATAAGCTCTGAGGACTATGCGCCGATCCGTTTCGTAGAAGCGGTTGATGGCCGTAGCTTCCGTGCTGTTCTCAGTTAAGGAGGCAATTTCCTTACTGACCCCAAGATGAGAGATTGCGAGATTGGCGATCTCGGTGCTGCTGGAGGCCATTATTTGCCTCCCTTAGCGCGGTATCCGTGGGCGTAAGCCGCGGCCGCTTGTCTCCCTGCCTTGGCCCGAGCGCCAGAGCCAGTATAACATTTGCCATGAGCTCCCCATTTATAGCCAGCGGTGCTCTTGACGCTACACATTTTTATTGGCATCAATATCCCCTTGGCTTGCGAGGCTTCTTACGCTTCGCCATCTAATCCTCCTTACAGGAATTTGCCAACAGCGATAACGCTCACACTCCCGCCAGTCGTCACGCGAAAGCCCGGAGTCGTGGCGTTCTTGGCCTTTAGGCCGAGCTCAACAGTAATTGGCTTGAGCTCAGTTAAAGAGGACGCGCCACCAGGAAGCACAGTAATCGCGGAACCGTTGCCGTCTGTGAACGTGACGGCTCCGGGGGATACTGATGCCGGGATGATTATAAACCGCTCAAGAACATCTTCGAGATGTCCATTGCCGCCCAATATCTGATTCGTTTGAGAAGCTGCGACCGTCTCGTAATCCGTTGAATATGGATAAACGCCATAGGACATCGGTCCCTCCTAAATTACGCTTCTGTCGGCTGCTGGCTTCGTGATGATCTGCCGTTTTGCAGGGACTCGCCGCCTCAGTTGAGCGTCTGATTCGGCTTCCTGTTCGGTCACTTCCTCCATCCAGGAAGGTGCAAATTGCTGTCGAGCGGTTAAAGTGATCGGCTCAACCTTCCCTTTTTTATTTCTCCGGCCGCCTGACCTCTCCCGGAGGGTAAAGACTTCCCCGGCTCTCGGGTGATTGAAGTCAATCGGGTAATGCCGCCGATTGTCGTAATACCCGACCCGCTTTGCCCTGACGTTGATTACGTCTTCAACTTCTTGAGTCTGCTTTTCTAAGACGGCTGCCTTTGCCATTTAATTTCTCCTTTTTAGGGCTTACCGTGTTAGGTGTAGCCCAGATCAATGGCAGGGGGGCAATTTGCCACCCCCCTGCCATTCTATCAGCTTTTAGCTGATGGTGATACCGTCAGCGTACACGGCCTCAGCCTGAACCATGCTCATCGGTTGCAAGTGAGCCGTAACCGTCGCGCTTGGCGTAGTTCCCGCCAGGGTAAAGTTCAAGCGAAGATACCGCTCGACACTATTATCCGCAGGAAGCGCCAATACGAGCCGCTTCCCGGCCGAGTTGATTAACGCGGCATCGGCGTTCGCCACCACTCGGCGGTTGACAACAGTCGCGGAGCTGAAGCTACTGTTATCGTCCGTCTGAAGGTCGAACTGATACGTCTCATCGGTCGTGGTAAAATCAGCTCCAACGTCGAAGTTGATTACCACACACATCTGCTCCCCAACCCCGATATTCCTATCGGAGCCAAGGTCGATCAAGTTCGTGGAAACCGCAGTCGCGGTGAGCGCCTGGGCATCCGAAAACAACTGCTGCGCGTCTAAGTACATGATTTTATCCTCCTCCCGTTAGGGTTAGGCGACCTGGGCTTCCGTCTCGGTTAGCTGATCGCAAATCCGGACAGGAATACCTCGGAACGTCGGAATGGCAACTCCGTCCACGTTGGCGTAGACGAGGCCGCCGCCAGAGATCACATCATCTCGGCGCTGGATGTCGAGCATCTGGAAGCAGCTCCGGTTCATATAGAACGCGGGTCTGCCAGCCCGAAGGCTCGGGATGCGGTGAATCGCCTTAATCATAAACTCGATCAGGTCAGCCGCGGAAGTCTTGGCGACCAAGTTCGAGATGTCGATGTTGGCGATGCGGACCACATAGCGCCAGTCCTTCAGCGCAAGTCCGAGCTTCCATTGCCAGCGATCCTGGTAGGCTCTCATGCGGTTTCCTGCGATTCCGGCCGTCACTTCGACGGTCTGAAGTCCCAGGTCCTCATGCACGAGCCCTGCCTTGGAACCCTTCGGGAAGACCCCGAAGACGGTCTGAGCGCCCCAAACCACGAGATAGATCGAACTGTTGTCCGATCCAGTCCCGCCCCCGTCAAGGATGTTCTGGGCGTTCGCGGGAGAGCCGGAACCGATGTCGGAATACCGAACCGACAATCCGGTGAACTCCTCCGGCGCTGTGCCGCTGTTTCCGTAGAACAGGGTTCCCGCCATCTCCTCGTTCATGGCTTCAACAAAGCCAGAAGCTTCGGAGAGACGGAACGCGCCCTGGTTCCCGTTCAGCTCGGCCAAGTCCTTGTCAACCTCGGACCAGGCTTCCAGGATTCCGACTTGCTCATCGATCTGAGCAGTCGTGCTCTTGGACGGAGCAACACCCTGGTTTAAGAGCCTCCATGCCACGGTGGGAAGCCCGGTTCGGACGGTGATGCGGTGTCCGGTCGGAAGGTTCCCTTCCATGAACATCATGTCAGACAGAATCTCGTTCGTCTGACCGAGAAGCTCAACGATCATGTCAATCTTCCCACCCGGATCAAGCCTTTTGGCGTGATCGGCAAGGGTCAGTACAGATGCGCCTAGCGTTGCCATTGTTTATTCCTCCTTTGAGGTTTCGCTTCCGTAGAGGGCCTCTGCCAAAGATTTCTTAGGCGCTGGCATCGCGCCAGGAGTCACCCAAGAATCCGCGGACATGGCCTTCCCGATCCTGACGAAAGTTCGCACGAGCTCAGGATGGTTCCCGAATCCACTTTCGTTCAGGTCTTTTAGAAACGCTTCGGTCCCGAATCTCCGGATAACACGCTTGGCAAGCTCCGAGCTCTCTTTGAACTTTTCGCCGCCAACTTCCTTGTCACCCTTCAACTCCTCAACCCAAGCGTTCATCGTTTTCGTCAGCGTAGCCTTCTGGCCCTCAGCGTAGGAGGCAAGAACTTGATGCTCTCTATCCAGAAGCTCTTGGGCTTGTTCTTGGGAAAGTCCGCGCTCTTTTGCAAGCGTCTTGACCCTTTCCACGGCCCCCGCTTCCAGTAATGAGCCCTCCGGTAGTTTCAGCTCAATCGGCTTTACGACTGGCTGCCCACCTTCAGCACCTTTCGCCGCCGCGCCTTCTGCACTCGCTTTTGGTTCTGCCTTCGGCTCGGGTTCTTTGGAGCCGAAAGTCTTTTCGTCAACACTCGCTGCCGCGCCGGGGTTAGCCTTTGCGGGATCGATAGTTTGTTCAGGCATTGATAGATTCCTCTCTTTCGCGCTTCATAGCTTCCTTCTGCATGAGAAGGTAAGCCTCCGGGTCTGCTTCAGATGCTTCGGCCAGCAAGAAGTGGCCGCAATCCTGTTGGCCCGAATTATAATGAATACGGGCGCTGCTCTCCCAGATCGAACCAAACACCTTAAAAAGACTCAGAAGCCTCCAGAAAAACCTCCGGCCTTCAGGCGTACAGAGAACTGCGCGAACATCGAATAGCTCCTGCTCGCGGACGCGCCGCTCCTTATGCTTCTGATCCTTGATCCTTTCCGGGTCTGCTACGTTCATGTGTTTGGATTCTACCAATTCAATACTGCATCATTCTTGTTTTTTTGTCAATACTTCATAGGACCTATTTCGATGCAATCTTGTCCTCGATCTTCTGATCGCTGTGGCGCAAGCCGACGGCAATCAGGCCCATAGAGATCAAGGCCATCGCCGGGTTCGTGTGGATGTTCTTGGCGAACTCGAAGAAGTCGGCCGGACTTCCGAGCTTAGAGAGCTGCTCAAGGAGCTGCGCCGCGCCCATTAGTAGAGCCGAAGCGCCGCCGACGTAGGCTTTATAACCGCTTGCTTTCTCCCAGAGCTTACTCAGACCCGTCAACTTTGCTCCCAGATTTACGATCATTTTGAACATTTGAGCCTCCTGTCCAGCTTATCGGTATTCGGATGGTGAAGAAAAAACCTTTCCCACCGAACAGCCGTTGAAAAAAATTAATCATCTTTGCTCTGAGGCCAGAATAAATGCCCAATAATCATGCCGACCGCAAACGGCACAATGGGTTTTCCCTGCGCCGCCGCCAGCACGACTTCGCTGATCGTATCGCCAGCCTCACGGTTAAAGGCGGCGTAGATGTCCCATCCAATCCAGGCCATGACGGTAGAAATGATAATGGTCGCCGTGATGGTTCTCATCGTTCCACCCATGAAAAAGTAGAGCTAAAGGAATTTCCAGCCGCGTCCATCTGCACGGTCAAAAGCATCCGGTATCCCGGCGGGATAATAACTCTGCCTTCAAAGATGTCAATCAACATGACCGTATCTTTTACGGAGTACACGGCCACCAAAGCCCCCATGCTTGAAATTGTTGGAGACTTGTAGACCTCCGCTTTTGCGACGCTTGCGTGTCCGAAGTATGAATTGCGCGGCGTTAGTTTGGTCCCGTTAGCCGTCACGGTCGGCTGACCGTAGATATTAACGATCACTTTGGAGTTGCTGGACAGAGAGGAAAAATAGATTTTATCTATGTACACCTTGATTGTACTGGTGGACAAATTTAGCAGAAGCAACGCATCAACTTCGGCTGTAGAATTGATCGTCGTGCTTCCAGAGGAAACTGCGAATCTTGTCCCTAATTCGGCCTCGTCGCGCATATCTAGCGCGTGGGCTGGCTGACACATAAATAGCAGGAGGATTACTAAAAATGTCATTGTTCTATCCATTTGACGGAAATATCTACCTCGCGGTTGTTTGAGCTTGGAGCCGCCGTGACGAGCCATTTCTTTCCTGGTGGCAGTTGCAGGACTTGGGATTCTTGGATCGGCGCTCCGCTTGAATTTTGACTGATGATGTAGGAATCTAGGAGATCGCCTTTCGAGCTTACCGTCGGGAGTTTGTAGGCTTGTGCGACGGACGGCGTTGAATTTCCTGAGAGACCGGGCCTCACGGAAAGGGCTGTCCCTGAGCTTGTTACAACAGGGGAGTCGTAGAGCCGGAACATCGCCATTACGTTTGTCACGGCAATCCCGTAAATCCTGGTAACGATTCCGAGGGTCTTGGTAGATGTTGAAGGATTGACGATCAAGAGCATCGGGTTATCGGTCCCGAGATTCGCGTCGCCTGTCGCGGCCCGATTAATGCTCGTGTCCACCATGTAGTATTTATTGCCTGTGTCAACAGCGGGGACGACGGAAACTTGCAGGGCTCCGTTTGAATCCAGCAGTATATTTTTGACTGTGCCCGACGAAGTGAGCCCGCCGACAATTACAGGTTTAGGGCTCGCAACTGTTCCTGTCGAGTACAACCCCTGCGCGTTGACATAGCCAGGATTCATCGCCGAAAACGTACTGATGATATTGATATCTTGGAGCGAATTGGCGTTGACCGTTGCGTTCACGTCCAATTTTCCTCCCGTCACGCTGACCGTCGCGCCGCTACTGGATAAGCCGACGACGGAGTTGTCAGCAAGGCTCGCGGCCCCCGCCCATGCGGGCGCGGGGGCTAGGAGCAATAGGAGGATGAGGCTACGCACTAATTAGCCCCTGTGATTCTGGCCTTGCAGGTCGCACCTGCGCTTTTGGCCGTCAGGTTCACGGTCAGGTTTATGGATGTATAGTCGAAGTTGAACGACTCCGACGTATTCTTCGCCACGTTGATTGACTCGCCGCCAGCCAGGTTGAAGGTGCAATCATTCGTAAATGCCTGGAGGTCAACCTGGTTCGCTATTCCGGTCAAGGTTAAGGCCCCGCCGACAACAAAGTTGTCTGAGGACTTATAGACCAAGGCTTTACCATCCAGGTTTGCTCGGCTGGCATCCAGAACGTCTAGGGCAAGTCCTGAGCCAACGGAAGTATCCGTGATCGTCCCACCGCTTGCGCCGCGGACTCCGACCGTGGATGCGCTCACGTTCGCGCTCGTCACGACGGCATTGATAGAGCCGTCGGCGTTGATCGCTAGGTCGTCAGTCCCATCCGTGACCTTCACTTCGCCAATGGTGTTTGTTCCGGTCGGCAAAGGACTTCCAATCGTAACAGTCGATCCGCTAACGGTTCCGATGTTGTTCGTCCCGGTCGGGATGCTCGGCAACGTGAGTACGTCCACGTCTCCGATGTTGTTCGTTCCCGCGGGGAGAGGGCTCCCAATGGTCACGGTTGATCCGCTCACCGTGCCAATGTTATTGGTCCCTGTGGGGATCGAGGGCAGGGTCAACACATCGACATCGCCGATGTTATTGGTTCCGGCCGGAAGCGATCCACCGATATTCACGGTGGAGCCGCTTACGTCTTGAACCGCGGTCCCTAGGTAGCTGGAAACCGCGAAGGCTTCCGAGCCGACCAAGGTCAGCGCCAAGGCTAACAGTAGTTTTTTCATTTTCATCCTCCTATTTTTTTACCACACATCTAGCTTTGTAAGTCCCATCCGGCGAGGCGTTTTCAAACCTAGCCTTATGCGACCCCAAAAGGATTCTATCACCTATCAGGCCCGTTTTTCCAACCAATCTACGAACATTCCCGAAAACAGGGAACTCATCAGAGTCGTTCGTCACTATCTCGAAATCATAAATCGATGAGGAGGAAGGCGGCACAAATGAACAATTTTTGATCGTTCCGGTCGCGGAGAATACGCTAGAGCCACTGCCACTAACGACAGAGATGTCTGTGGAAACCAATAGGAACGATCCCTCTGTTATGGCCGTTACGGTCGAGCCAACAGCTATCGAGACAGGAGGCATTGAATTTATGGTTATAGTTCCCCTTTTGACTTCGACAGCGGTCGTTCCATAAGTTTGCTCCTCCAGCCACGGTGGTTCCGCGGCCGCGGTAGAAGCGAGAAGCATTATCAGCAATATCTTCACCGCTCCTCAGTCTTTCGCATGAGCAATTTAACCGAGGCAGATGGAGAGCCAGCCGTTACTCTGGGTCTAATATAGAGCGTCAATTCCGAAACAGTAGAAATTCCTGAGCCAGCAAAACTCAGGGCGTTTCCATGAGAATCCGTTAAAGTGGCGTAAGTCACTCCATCATTTGAGCCTTCGATGGCTACCCGCGACCCGGCCCCGAACGTGCCGATGATCTGGGCCGTCCGGATCGTTGATCCTATCATGGAAATCGGCGAACCCTCATCGCCAGCTCCCAGAGTTCCCCATGTGATAAGATGGCCTCGGTCGCCCCGAGTTTTGATCTCTGTTATGGTCGGAGTTATGACCGCCACGGGTTACGCTCCTGGCGCGATTTGCCCTGCCTGAGCTTGTCCTATAAGAGCGTTTAGAGCGTTATTCCCATCTAGGTTGGCTTGGCTTAAATCCTTTGCGGCCCCGGCCATGGCTGGCGCGGCCTCGGCCATCGCCTTAGCCTGGGCAGCTTGAGCTCGCTGGCTCCTGATCGCCTCAACGTCCTCATCTGAGCGCACGATCCCAGGAGGGATACTGGTCATGTTGCCGTAAACATCGATCATCTGATCCGTGTCAATCTTGTCCAAGGACTGAGGACTCGCCTGAGCAATCTGTCCGGCAAAGGCAGCAAACCGCTCGATCCCGCCTAAGCCGATGAGCTTTTGGGCCTGGGCCATGATGGACAAGTATTCCACCTTCAGCTCCATGCCCTGCAACTCCTCGGGAGGCTCAGGAATGAGGCCCTGATTGAGCATGATGGCAAACGTAATATCAATCAAGGGGTCGAGAACATCTTGATTCAACTGCTCAAGCACCGGGCCGAGGGCGAGCAATTTTTCTTCATGGCGTTCGTCGATCTCTCGCGCCGTGATCTCGCGCCGATCCGTCATGGATAGCATGAGGAACAGGTCCTCATAGAAAGCCCTGCGAATCCTGCCCCTGATCTGATCTTCCTTGGCCTCAGCATGGCTCAGGTCTAAATTGACTTCATGGGCCGTCCTGAAGCCCTGCATCCCCTCGCGCACGTCCTGGTAAGTGATGTCGCCGGGGAGTATCGAAGCTCTGGCCGCTTTGAGAGAAGTCGGGCCGACCATCGGGGGGTTGACTTTTTTCTCAATACCTTGGGCAATACGTTTCTCCATGACCTGAAGCTGCTTGATGTCTCCTAGCGAAGTCATGCCTGGGCAATCGGTCCCGTAGACATCCTCACCAGTCACTTCCCATCTGGCGGCCAAGACCGGGAAATAATCAAAGCCTGAATCGCGCAAGTATCGGCCATCGTCATGGACCTGAAGATACTTTCCGCTGTGTTTAGCTGAATAGCCTTTTTCGTAGTAAACCGACCTAAAGAGCTTATACTTGGCCTCCAGCTTTTTTGGATCGTGGTCCTCGTTTGGATGAATGACGTGACAAACATCCACCCAGGTTTCGAGCTGGCCGAGCTCGTACTGGCTCATAACGTGCGTGGAAAAGATTTCCTTGTTCGTCAGGACTCCCTTCTCGTCCTTCTCGCCAAACTTGTCTACGAGCTGGCGAACCGTCATTCTAAACTCACGGAAAAAGATTCGAACACGACCTTTGTCGTCATTCGCCAGAAAGTAGGAACCAATCGGGAACGCCTGGGTCCGAATGACGTAACCGAAATCCTCCTCAACAAGCATAGCCGAGGATGCAAAGGTTCCCATGTCGCCATAAAGAATCGGCAAGGTATTGTAGAGATTAGATTTTAGGAAAACATTTATCATGGCCTGACCGACAATATGCAGCCATGCTTGGATGGCAGGGACTTCCTCAAACAATGGGTCTGGAGTCGTGAGCCGGAACCAGGGCCGAGCAGGAGACGTGATCCCGGCCATCATCCCAGATCGCAGAGTCCTGGCCGCGAGCGAAGCTGTGGAGTCGATGATCTTCTGATTGCGCCTGTCGCCTTTGTTGGCATCGGAAAGAAAGAACCGAGCTCTCCGCGGGAGGATGTAGTCGTTTAGGTCCTGCCAATGCGCCCGGAAAGTCCCGCGCTCGCTGTCGAGCTGGCTGTAGAGCAGCTCGTATCTCTTGCGTCGTTCCGTCAAGTCTCCTGCGCTGAGAGTGTTCGTGCCATCGCCGCGGCCGCCGAAATACTGAGCTACCCCGAAGCCAGCCATTATCCCCCCATCCTTACGCCGCGAGGCTTTCCGTGGCCTTTTACAAAGCGACCAGGATCAACCGTATGCGGACCATCTTTAGATGGATCGTGACCGCAGAGCTGCCCAAAACCGCGGCGATTGCAAGCGAATACGTTCTTTTGCTTCCGCGACCTCGCCACTATTTCCTCGTCAGCAATTCAAAGGCTTCTTTGTAAGTCTCATCGCTCTCGCCGCGAACACACATAGCGGACATAATCGAAGCCATGTCCAGGTAATTGACGACGGAGTGGAAAATGGCCGGGACGACATCGGTCGGCTGAACCGTGACCTTGATCCGGCCGTCCGGCTGCTTCTCGAAAATCAAGCCGCCCGACATTTCGATCCTAGGGTTTAATTGCGTTGGCATAATTAAACTTTCCTCCTATTGCCCGAGCAAAGTCTTCTGAGTCCCGCCGCCTTCGCTGCTGAGTCCAAGCGGCCCGGTCAGCAAAGTCTCTCTGGAAGACGCGCCACTCCGCTGTCTGCGCCGAGCGGCCTGACTCAAGGCCAGCGCCGCGGACTTGGATTCGGATTCGGCTTGCTGCGTTTTAGCCGCACCTTCAAGGCTCCTGGCTTTTTCTTCCTGCTCACGTTGCTGCCTTTTTGCCGCCTCTTTTGCTTCTTCGCTTGAATGAATTTGATACCCCGCTCCTGCCGCGGCCGTGGCCGCAGAGAAAGCAAGAATCGCAGGAATCGCCGCTGGACCCATTAGAGCCTCCTCGCAAAAACCTTGCTTGCCAACTCGTAACCCATCCGAGTTAGGACAGGGCTGAAATCGCAATAGGGCGTGACGGAGTGATAGACCACTTTAGCGCCGTCAAGCTTGAGCTGATCGTCACACCATCGGATGAACTTGGCCCCAATTCCGCGGCGCTCGGGGTCGATGTAAAGAGCGTCCGCAAACGCCTGGATCGACCGAACAGAGTGCTGATGAGGCCGGAGGAAGAACACGGCATATCCCACGAGTACGACTTTCGACCGAGCCGTGTAGACTCTGAGAAAGCCAGCTTGATCCTGAAGCCGATATTGCTCCCAATCAGGTTCGAGAGGTTGGCCCATGTCCACGGCGATCTCGCGGTAATGCTCAAGAATGAGCGGGATAATTTCGAGGAACAATGTTTCTGCGATCTCGCGGCCGAATACGATGTCGCTGTCAATGGTCTGCTCCTCAAGTATCGGTGCTCCGAAATCTTCCGACATCCAAAAGCATTGTGCAAAGTGTCAGAAGAAATGTCAATACCCTGAGACTCAGACCGGGGTTACATTCACAGCCTTCGGGCCGCGGTCGGTCGTCTCCACCTCGAAGTTCACCTTCGTTCCGTCTTCGAGACTGCGGTATCCCTTCCCGTTGATCCCGGTGAAGTGAATAAAAATATCCTTGCCGCCAAGAGCCGGAGTAACGAATCCGTAGCCCTTTGCTGCGTCAAACCATTTCACCGTTCCTTGCATTGTTTCGGCCATTGTCGATCTCCTTTTTTTTATAGCGTATTGCTATATGCTTTAGAGTCTTGAGGACTCGAAGGGGTCATACTCCCATTGCACCTTACCAGTTTTGTCTAGCCCCGGATGCAAGGGCTTCCCCGGCATCTCAACTAAAGCGAAGGTGAGCGCCAGCGCATCGGCCTTGTCCGGAGAGCTCTGCAACCGTTCTTTGATTTTCTCTTTTGGCTCAATCGCCATCTTGCCGCCAACGAACGTATAGGTTGGAGCCGTAAGCTCTCGAAGCAGCTCTTGATCGGCCGGGAGCGCCCCGCCCTTCTTCACCCATTCAGCCAAGCGGAACCACATCTCAGCTCGCTTATTTAAATACCTTGGATCGTCAGCCTTGCCGGAGAAATTGACGGCGATTGGAGCAGCGCCGGATTGGATCATCGCATCTATTACCGCGCCGCCGTAGCCTCCGGTATCATCCACAAACTCAAGCTCGTGATGCCACTTCTCTTTCGCCATAGCGATCCGGGCCGCGACCTCATTGCCGCGAGCGTTACGCATCTCGACTGGCGAGAAGGCAGCCATGCCCTGCCGCGGGAACAGGACCGTCCGATCATCTCCAAAACGAGCAACGTCAACTCCTAGACGTTTTTGGGCGAAATCGTACTGATGTTCTTTTAGGTGTCGATTCATTGCCTCCTGAACTTCGTCAGGTCCCATGAGCGAATTGATTGAGGCAGGAGGGAACAGCCCAAGGATGTAGGCCATGACCCAGGGATTCTCGCGGCCATAGGTCTTGATCTGCTCTGTGGCCCACTCAACGCTGATCCTGGTGCTTCGGTCTGGATCATTCGGATCGCCAGTAACACGGTGGATGCTCCAGAGATGCGCTTGGAGAGTGGCCGCGGCGTGAAGCATCCCATTGAGGCTCGTAGGATTCCCGGCCTGAAGCACCTTGCCCCAGACGCAGTTACCTAAGCCTTGCTCGGCAGCTCTCAGGACAGCCGGAGAAATGTCGCCGGACTCATCGATCAAATAGATGATGTACTTGGAGTGAAGCCCAGAGAGCGTCCGACCTTGGGTATCCGGATCAGAGCTCTTTGACCAGGCCCGCGCTGAAAGGAACCAAGTCTCAGGATGGTTCTTGCAAAAGATTCTCTCCTTCGTCCACTCGAAGACGTGCTGAAGCCATGTTGAGCGGCCATGCCACACCGCCATCTCTTTCCAGAGATTGTCCTTCAGGTTGTCGGACGTGACCGACATCGCGTAGCCGTTAGGATGATGGCCTGTCTCCCCTTGGAGCGCGAGGAAATGCCAGCCGCACCACGCCAGCACCGCGGACTTGCCGGGTCCGGCGCAAGCTTGCATCGCAATACGCTGCTTGGCTGGATCAGCGAAGTCTCTTAAAACCTTCTCTTGCCAGGGGTCGATGTTCTCAACACGAAGCTCCTCATGGACAAATTTGGCAGGATTGAGGAACCATTCTTTCATCCTGGATATAATCGGGCGGGTCATTGAAATCTGCCGGATGGACTGACGGGACAACCGACGTGCTTCTTCTTGCCTAGCGAGCGGTCAGCACTATATATAAGACCACAGGCTCCACAGACGTAGCGCACAACCTTTTGATTCGAGCGTTTGACCGGAGTCCTTTCGTCTCTTACTCTCGGATGTGAGTAGCCCACAGGCCATCCTTTGGATCACGCTTCATTTTAGAAACGATGGTCTTGCCGATTTTAAAAGAGAACGCAAAGAACGCTCCGATCACAACGCCAGCTATGACTCCTGAAACGTAAAGGATCATTGCTTGAGTTCGGCTCTAAGCTCATCGATTAAATCTTCGTAGTTGAAACCAACGGAAATTTTAGATTCTTGGCTCGGGCGGCCGTAAGCTCGATCAACGAGATACATCGCCACTTGAGCCTGAACACCTGGGGGGAACTCTTTGATGCGGCCCATAGCTATATCAGTAAGCCGCTCAAGGCCGCCATGCTTCTCGGCCCATTCCTTCGCGTAAGTTGATCCGTTCTTTACGCCCTTCGGACGACCTGGGCCGCCGGATTGACCTTTCTTAAATCGCGTTTCTTTGCTGGCGTTCGGGTTAGCCATTTCCTTTCCCTTTTCAAACGGGCTTACGCCAGAATTCTACTAGGTTTTCAAATTATAATCAAGAGCCTTTTTGATGCAGCGGCCGTCCGCAGTATTTCGAGTCAGAGCCAGCCATTCGCTTGCATCCATTGATCGCACATTGTTTTTGGTAGTGGCCCTTACCCTCGCCGCGGATGCGCCGCCACTCCTTCGTCGTCATTTTGATCGTGGGCTTTGCCTTGAAGCCGACCTTCCAGCTCCGGACTTTCGAGCCAGTCATGCCCATAGATTTATACGGCGATTTTTCACTTCCCACCTTTCCTCCCTAAGGTCTCTGAGAAATCCCATTTCAAGTACGGCATCTTATCCGTTTTTTTCATGTCGAATACCTCAATGAACTCGTCGGCCATTTCTTCAGGCACGAGCCAGCGGGCTTCATATACGGCGTATCCGCTTTTTGCCTTGCGATCATAAACTTCAATGCGGCCACCGCGGTAGCCCCTGAAATCCTCGTTCATCACGGATTCCTCTACGACATTGAACCAATATCTTTTCTGTGTTGATAGTTTAGTGTAAACCATAAAGAGTGCGTTTTTTATCCCGCCTTCCAGTGTCGTTGCGGAAAATCGGATTTGTCAGGAATACGCGCTCCTTTTTCTGACAACAATGTTGCCATTTATTTTTGCCAATAATCCCCCATGCCTTCCCTAGGAGATCAATCCTGATCCTCCGGGTAATGAGATAATTGCGAGATTGTTCGCCATGGGCGGAAGTGAGTCCCTGTGGGTGGTTCCCCAACCGCCACGTCTCGGATATCACAGGTAATTATGCCATGATCGGTGAATTTTACAAATTCCGCGTATTCACATTCACCGCCAGAGGGCTCAAAGAATATCCGTATGATCTGCCCAGGCTTAAACTCCTTGGCTGGTTTTTCCATTTTATCTCATTGATCGTATCCAGCATCATCTTAGCCAATTTTACGGCTCCATCTCCACGCCAGTGCTTAAGTCTTGTTCCGTCGTCAACCTTGTAGGTGCATAAGTGTCTTTCGCCGCCGCGCTCGCAGTTACACTTGCACACATTGACCGCGCTCCTGGCCTGGACAACGACACCATTAATAGCGATGCTGACTGAAATCACTTGCAAGCCTTTATAAATTCAGCCGCAAGTTGCGGGACGTAGGCGGCTCTTGTCGCCTTTTCACTCGCCCAGAGAAGGGCTAAGTCCGCAAAATTTTTCATAGCCCGTCTTCGATCACCCACGCGGGCAACTGCGGCTTCAGCTTGCATTTGATTGGCTTCATCATTAGACTTGAATGTGGTGTAGATTCGTTGATCTCTTGAGAGCGCAAAATCCCCTCGATCTGGAAAAAATTACGCGATTTAAGAGCCTGGCACGAGTCCGACACGGAAATCTGGAATTTCTGGCCTGGCCAGACGCAAGCTTCAGATAGGTCCCGAGTCAAAAACACCTGAGTACCGACGATCACCGCATAAAAGACACTCACTATTCCTCCTGATTCAGCAGTAGATTTTTCATAGCTCCAATCCACGCTCAGAGATCAGCTCATGCAGTTTTGATCTGATGGTTGTTATGTCGAGCTTGGTTTTGCCGCCGTACTTGGCCTCACGCCTCAGCCATTCATCAAATTCCCGTATAACATATTTCCACTCCGAGCCATGCAAGGCGTCAAGGTGTGCCTCTTGGTCCTCTGGTAAAGTAAATTCTAAGATGGCTTTCGACATGGGCAGTCCTCCTCACAATTTATAAACCCCTTCACAATACCCCGAAAAATCGTATGCTTGCATTTTCGGCAAAATTGATACGGCGTTGATTCCGCGACGAACATTTCCCACTCATGATTGCAGATCATCTACTGAGCACTCTCACTCACAAGCATTAACTCGTCGAATGCAACTGGCCTAAAATTCCATTGATCTACTCCGACGTTCACGATATGACAATTATTGTCTTGCTTGAGCTTCCACGCATCGTGAACGTGCCCACACAGGATTTTACCATTTTGCCCATTGGGGTCATGGACAAGTTTCCATCCTTGGTATTCAAGCGAATCGTGGACTTCATTAAAACCGCACCGTAGCATTTTGGCTTTTGACCCATCATGGTTGCCCCTCACTAAAATTTTGTACCCATTCAGGTTTTTAACGAACTCCGGCCATCGCATAACCGGACCAAGCGCGAAGTCCCCAAGATGGTACACGGTATCGTCCAGAGCCACGCGCTCATTCCAGTTTTGCATAAGCACCAGGTTCATGTGGTTGACATCTTTGAATGGGCGGTTGCAATACTGGATAATGTTCCGATGATTGAAATGTGTGTCAGATGTGAACCAGTCCATAATTGGCATTATTCTCTCTGGGCTCTTGCGTGAAAGCAAAACAATTGTCGCTCCAACTCGGCTAACTTTGCGCGACTTTCTTGAAGCATCTCCCGCACTCTTTCAACCCATGCCTCATCATGCTTGATTCTGCGTTTCATAGATTCTATTCGATTGCGTAGTGTTGCCGCCGTCAGCCGCTTCTGCTTGCTGTCATTTTGGTATTTTACAAAATCAGGATTATCGCGGGGCTTCATTTGTTATGGCTTGCATTTTTTCCCTTTCCTATCGATTGCTTCTATCCACGCAACGGCAACGGCCGAAACCTGAATAAGCTCGGACCTGAGATTGGCTTTCCAAAGCTCCAGGGCCGCGTGATCCTGGGAAAAGTTGATCTCATTAAGGGCTCTCGAAATTTCTCCGATTTCTTCAACAAGGATGCTATTCCAAACCTGATCGGGATGGTTTTGGATTCCAAATTTTTCATCCTGACGCTCGCGCTCTGCGGCGATCTCCTTAAGTTGATATGAATGTTCGCAGATCATTAAGGGCATCATCCCCTCTGTTTTTCCAGGCGCGTGGCTAGGCAATAAATACAGGAGCCTCTTGGATGTGCCCGCGATCCATTCCCTGCATCGTGCCACAGACCGCAATCTAGGTAAGGCTGTTTTGGGGCCGGCTCTCCCCTGGACCTTGTTTTTATAGTGCTCAAGAAAGCAACTCTACCTGAAGTCCAAAAACAATCCAACGAAAAATTTGGATCAGCCTGGATACGAGCCACTCAATGCCAACGTTTTTCGCCACTCTGGCCTCTCAGAATTTTTTTCATTCTGTCCGCGGTGCTACATGATCGACATTTCTTGCCGACTAATCGCCAATTACCGCACTCTGGGCAACGGACGGTTTGGAAGCCATGTCAAAATGACACTTCTTCAATCTCGGGTGGAGCCTCTGAAAGCTTCTGCTCTTTCTCGACTTTAGGCGCGTTACGCATCGTCTTGACGATCTCGGTCCATTTGCCTCGGATCATCCCAAGATCGTCAAGAGTAAATCCTTTGGCCTTCCCGGTCCGGACCTCGCCGTTTTCGTGGACATAAAGCTGCCGCTTTTCGAGCTGGACACTGTTTCCGGTTGAGCCGTCTTTCTTTTCGTATATCCAGTTGACGACCCGAAGGACGACCCCGGCCTTATCATACTTTTCCCCCTTCGTCGGCTCTTCTCTGTGAATCACGAACAAGTCTTTGGATTCTACGTCGCTCATTTAATTTCTCCTTTCCGGTTCTCTTGCATTCCAGGCACGTCACATATCTCAGCTTTGTGCTACACTCTTCAGTCCTTTCGGCTCCGCAGATAATCCAGTGGATGAATCCATTCGGCCCCATCCGGCAGTCGAGGAAATGGATTTTATTTTTTGCCACACGGTCCCGATCCCCCTGACAATTCACGGATAAGATTCACCGCTTGTTTTAAGCTACAGCCGTGATCGTAAAACCATCCCGCGAGCGCGACCTGGCGGGCAACTTCTTTACCCATAAATTTTGGGCCTCCCATCCGGGTAAAGCGATCCCCAGTTCTTGAGTTGCACTTGTCCATCTATTTTCTCCAGAAGCTCCATTAGATCGCTCCGGCTTCGCTTCACGATTTTATGGCTATCAAGCACAAGCTGATCCCAGGCTCCTTGACCGACTTCCGTTTTGTACCAATTTAGAACTTGATCTACAAAAGTTTGATCGTATTCGTACAAAAGATTGCATCTTGAGCAGCTCCCAACGGCATTGCGGTCGTCCCACCGGACTGAGTGTTTTGCCCGAGTAATGAAATGAAAAACATGCTCAATAGGCCTGAAGATAACGTCAGCATGAAACGGGCAGCGGCCGCGGATGAGAGAATCCCTGGTCTTGATTTTAAACGCATAAATCGAATCCAATTTATTGACAAGACTTCTACGGGTTGGGAGTTTTTTTCTCTTTAATATCATTTCCAGTTGAACCTTTTTGCCAGACCTTCATACTTCTGGATCGATGAATCAATTTTTTCTAAGAGGTTCCTGGCTAAGGTGATCTCGGAATAGCTCATGTTTTTATCGTAGAAAGCTTGGCGTTCGATCTCCATAATATCATTTCTGATCGATCTTATGGCCTCTAATTTTTGGAGCCTGGAGAGTCGCGGAACATCTTTAAAGCTCTCCTCAAGTTCTGCCGCTGTTTTTACTATTAGAACGGGACCTCCTCGGTCTCCATGTCCGGGGGTTCTTCTTCCGGCCCTCCAGGTATTTCTACGGGCTCCGGCTGATTGGCATTTGCGGCCTTTAAATCGCGTTCTTCCAACAATACCTTGGCAACATCCCACCCGGAGGACCGACTTTCAACTGGAATCGGCCTGTCCTTGAGGTTTTTGCTTCGGTAGGGGTAAACAGCGGCCGCACCACTAAGCCGCCTTGTAGGGCATTTAAAGCGCCTTTTGCGTCACGGCCGAAATAAACGCCGAATCCATGATCTCCAAGGACGGCTTCAGCCTGATCCAATAAACCACTGGTCACGTCATCAGGGCAGTTTTTAAAACGCTTTATCCGGCTTTGGAAGTGCGCGTGTCGGTGGCAGAGCTTAAAACACCTGGCGCTGTTGTGTGTGTATTTGGGTTCGTCCCACGGGCAGTACCATGCAATCCCGACTTGTTCGGCCGCGCCGGATTGGTTCATATAAAAAACAGGACCCTCCAGGATCGGCATGGTATGACATTGTGAGTACACGGCTCCATCGCATATTCTAATTAAGCCACGATCCTCGTATAGAGGCCGTTCGTTTTCAACGCCTCGTTGTGCCGTTTCTCGTTTCATTTTCAAATCCTTCGGGATTTGTTGCCCAATCTGGGAACCACTTAGCTACGGTGTCCAAATTCCAGCTTAATCCCTTCGACTCCATCCGATCTCCTATCGCGTCAATCCCGCGCCGCGCTGCTATCGGATCATCCTTTGCCAACGCCAAAATGTCTCGGACTGCCCGCCCAAATCTGCGATAGGCTGCGCTCACCGCGCCCTTCTCTCT